CTTCAACGCGCCGATCAGCTCCGCGTCCACGTTGTTCATGGACAGGGCTTTGAAGGTCATGCCCTCTTGCAGCAGCGCCACCTTGCCTGCATTGGGCGCGCCGCCGAACTTGGCCTGCCAGTTGTTGGTCAGCGCATCAATGGCGCTTTGCTCCTTGATGGCCGCGGCTTCCTTGGGGCGCTCCAGCACTCCGGACAGCGCCGTGCCATGCAGAAAGGACTTGCCGCCGTACTCCTCCAGCGCCAGCGCATAGCCAATGCTGTTGGCGTGCAGTGCGATGGGCGACAGACCCGTGTACTTGTCCAGCGATACCCAGCGCACGTGGTGAACAAAGCGCGCAGGCACCGGCTCCTTGCCATCAATCGAGTAGTACGGCTTGAGGTCTGGGCCCTTGAACACCTGAACATCGCCCGGGTTGAGCGGGATCAGCGCCGTGGGGTTGCCGCGGCCGTCGCGCTCAATGAAGCTGTAGGCGTTGCCGCGCAGCCCCAAAGCCGTTTGCGCGTACTCACGTGACTCGAACGGCGTCTGCCAATCATTGGGAGCGAACTTGAGCAGCGCATAGGCCGGATGGGCATCTGCAGACTTGCGGGAGCCGTCCTCCAGGCGCTCGAACACTTCGAGCGGCAGTTGAGCCACAGACTCGGCCAACAGCGACACACAGTTCTGCAGCACAGGCAAAGCCAAGGCCGCCTGCGGCGTAACCAGCTGGCCGGCTGCCGATTGCTTGGCACCACCAATCATGGATGACAGCCAGCCAACGCGGGTGCCCGCCTGCTCTGCGGATTCTCTTTTGTTGAACAGCATCAGCTCATCCGATCAATGGCAACGCCTGCAACCAGCAGCAGGCAACCGCCCACCATGGCCGCGACCGCCAGAGAGAAGTGCGCGGCAATGCCGGCCAGCAAACAGACAAAGCCCACCACCATGAATGCCAGGCCCACGAGCTCGCGGGTAATGATCTTGATGAGGTTTTTCATGGCGGCGAGTGAGACACCCCTGGGGAGTGAGCCCAGGCGACGGGAATAAAAAAGCCACCCGAAGGTGGCAACCACGAAAGAGCAGTGTGGTAATCAGTTAAGTAAGAGTGACGGCTGGGCCTGCGCCAGCAAAGCGGCAAGCTCGGCCTCAAGAACAGGCTTCTCCTGCTTTCGCAGATTCAGCCCACGTCCGTGAAAGCTGCCGCGACGTGCGCTATCCAGGCACTCCAGCTCCTTTTCCATGCAGCGATAGCGCAGTCCATCGCGCTGGTTCCGGATGTATTCCGCCATCGCTCTGAATGCTTCGATGTACGCGATCTGATGCTCTACAGCTTTCTTCCCCGTCATTCTTCCGACCAGGAACTGATACCCCTCCTTGGTCATAGTGAACATCTCGTACTGCTGGCCGTTTTGCGCGTCAATATAGTGGGCCTCCTTGAAATTCAGGAGACCCCACGCCCCAGCTTCGGCAACCCGCTTGCGGATCAACTGCATCACGTTGTCATGGCGTTTTTTGTGGACTTGAGCCACTCGCAGCGAGTCGGTAATCAGGATGTCGCCGTCGGTGCTGATGAAGTCCTGGAAGTTCAGTGCTTGGATTTCTTGCATACATGCTCTTTCATGTCTAGAAACGAAAAAACCGCCTCGGTGGGCGGTTTGCTGTTGGCTGCTGAGCAGCTCTTCTGATGCTGAAACGAAAAAGCCCGCATTGCGCGGGCTTGAGCTACTGACGACTGGCGCCAGCTTGCCTGAAAACTACCATAAGTCTCTATGGTGTAAAACTCCTCTCACCAACTTCGCCATCATCGACTTGAGCTGCACCAGCTAGATACCGACTCCACTGTCATAGATGCTGGCCTCTTGCTCGGCCTGCTTTCCAGGCATTGCGCGGCCGATGGCCATGATCAGCGCCACGGCGCCATCAATCTTGTTGTCGTTGCCCTGTTTGATGGGGCGCACGATGTCGTCGTTGCCAACCAGGTGCTTGCCGATCACGTTGCCCATGCACCAGGTCATGAGCGGGTTGCCGTCATGATGAAAGCGCCCTGACATGATGGCGGCCTCCAGCTCCTTCATCGGATCGCTCATGTTGGTGTAGTTCTGCACGATGGTGATCGGCAGCAATCCTTCATCGTCAAGCTGGTGGGCCAGATTGGTAGCCCCGTGCGGATCCATGGGCGAAGCTTCGACAGGATTGAGCCTTGCAGCATCCTTGGCTTCTTCCAGAATTTCGCGGTAGTCAATCTCGGCACCGTCGGTGGTCAGCAGGTGTCCGGTGTTGACCCACTTCTGCAAGCGCTCGGCCATGCGGCGGTTGTCACTGTTGTTGACCGTATCCTCTGGGACCCAGAACCGTGGAGCGATGCTGTAGTAGTGCCGTCTTCCGTCAATGTCGCGCCAGAACAGGCGGGCCATGCTGTTCATGTCCAGCTTGCGCGCCAAGTCAAACGACAGGACCACAGACTGGCCCTCGAAGTCCGCCAGGTTCAGCGTTTCATCCTCACACGCCTCCCAATGGGTCATGTTGAAGTAACCGGCTTTGGCGGTTACCCAGAGACCCAGGTGCTTGGTTTTGAAGGTGTTGGTGAAGCGTGCCTGCTGGATGGCCCTTCGCTGCTGGCTTTCCAAGTACTCCTGATAGACCGACACGCCGATATTGGGGTTGGCCTTGGCCAGCACCTTTGGATCTTTCCAGTCATCCTCTGGATCAACGGTCCAGATCCAGCCAAACAGCTCGTCGTTGGGAACGGTGCCGTCGAGCATCTCCACCACTTCGCGGCGTTTGTCGTAGCACGGGCCTTCGATGTTGTAGCCAGCCGTGGTGATGATGAACATCAGAGGCTGTTTGCGCGCGCCCATGCCCGTGAGCATGGTGGTGTAGAGCGCATCACTATCGTGCTCGTGGTACTCATCCACGATGGAGCATGATGGACTGGCACCGTCACCGGGGTTGCCAATGATGGGCTCAAAGCGACTGCCGTCGCCTGGCTTGTTCAGGTTGGAGGCATTGACCTCGATGCCCGCAGCCTCCAACAACATGGGTGATCGCATTGCCATCAGTCGCGCCGGCCTAAACACCTCCCATGCCTGCTTTTCTGTGGTGGCCCCGGAGTAAACCTCGGCACCAAACTCGTTGTCGGCCGCGAACATGGCCAGGCCCACACCTGCGGCGATAACGCTCTTACCGTTCTTGCGATTGACCTCCCAGTAGCTTTCACGAAAGCGGCGAAGACCATCCTTCTTGCGCTTCCATCCAAAGGTGCAAGCCAAACCGAACTTCTGCCACGGCTCCAAAGTGATCAACTGGCGCTTGAAGCCCCATTCCCCTTTGGTGTGCGGCAGCAACTCGATCAGAGCAATCTTCTTCTGCGCCTCCTTCGCATCGAACTCGTAGGGGTAAGTCTTGCTTTTGCTGGCCAGCAGATCATCCAGATGACGCTGACAGGCCTGCCGGACATATCGACACGCCGGGATCTTGCCGGCAACAACGGCCTTGGCGAACTTATTGGCTGCATCCACCGCCGGATATTTAGCCATTGATGACCCCTGCAAACGGGTTGTCGCTCTGCTTCTTCTTGCCTGTCCCCATCATTCGCTGTCGACTGGACGGGTCCAGCCCCAGCATTCCGCCATAGCTTGCCATCATGGCCGTCGCCTCTTTGAGGGCCGTCGCGGCGGGGTTCTTGATCACACCGCCCATGGCTCCAGAGACCGTCACTCCGTTCTGGGCGATATCCGCCTGGGCCATCCGAAACTGGTCATAAGCGGAGCAGTACACCTCAAGGTTCTGAATATCTGTCGCCGCCAAAATGCGCTCTTTGCACAACTGAGGCGCCACGGCTTCCCAGAGCATCCGGCCGTTGTCTCCCATCCAGTCGGGGCAATCGATATTCAGAACTAGCTCGAAGTCCGGTTCAGATTGATTGAGAGCACGCTTGCCTGGATTACCAGCCAGCAGCTTCTTTGCCGTAGGTTTGGGGCGACGGCCAGAGCGCCCAGCAGCACCTGCCATCGGGCCTCCAGTTAAATTTCATATTTCGCGGGCGTAAAAATTCAACGAACCGGTCGGTCTAGAGGACGGTGGCGCCCTGGTTTCGACCCTCCCCCTCCCCGCCCTGAACCACCCAAGCGGCGCGCTACAGCTTGCCGGCGAGGCGATCAGACCAAGAGAGAGGTGAACAGCCCCTGCGACTCCCGCGCCGTTTTGACGGAGTGACAAGCCTTGCAGATCGCCTGCAGGTTTTCTCTTGCGTCCATCTGCTCTCGGGTCCAGTCCAACCGCTTGGCCTGGGCCTTCGGGACAATGTGATCGACCTCTTGCGCGGCCGACACCGCACCGAGCTTGAGACATGGCTGACACAAGCCCGTGTCGCGTTGCATCACCCACTCTCGAATCTTTTGCCATGCATAGTCATAGCCACGCGCCTTGGCTGACTCACGCCTTGGATGATTCCAGCCGCTGGCTTCGGACTGATGGGCATCGCAGAACCCCGAGGACGAGCGCGACAGGGTGTTGCAGCCTCGATGGCGACAAGGCTTGTTAGGGCGCTGAGGCATTACCAACCTCTCCCTGATGCCGCATCGCCTTTGCGATGCACATCTCCGCAAAACACCCAAGGGATAACACCTAGCAACCTCCTGCACCAGAAGATCAGAATTGAATCACTCACCAGAGACTCCATCCAGAGAGAGATCACGACTGAAGTTCATTTACACCCTCTTCTATCGGCAAGTTTCAGTGAGTGAAGGGCCTACCTAGTAGGCCCTTTCTGTTGTTTGCCGCAGAACTAGGTGCCGCCACCGAGTGATCCGCCCCTGAAGCAATGTGCGTGATCGTCGGGCGTGCTCGGTGGCAGCGAACCGGGAATAAAAAAGCCGCCGAGGCGAACCAGGCGGCAGATGCCGGCTTTCGGCCAGCAAGGAGACAAACGAAAAAGCCCCAGCGGCTAGGCTGAGGCTTCGGAAATTTTGGACGCAGTTATCCCGGTCCGCTTCGTATTCTGCCAAAAAATTGTGGGGCGTCAAGCATCAGAGCACGCCTTTTGCGATGAGCCCGCGCGTGAGCATGTTGCGGGCCTCAAGTAGCAGCACCTGCAGTTCCTCCCGCCGTGTTGGCAGGCGCGGGCTGCTCCAGACTTGGGCGCGGCAGGCCAGGTTGCGGGCCATGAAAGAGATTGCCGTGCGGTGTGGCTGCGGGATTGCGTCGATCACGGCATCCACAGCCTCCAGATCTGCGACCTCCCACACGCCGCCGCCTCCAGGGCCAAGGCTGCAGGACACCGACCTATTCCCGTAGCCAGACCCCACTCTGGTGTTCGAGCACCACTGGTGCCACTCTTGCAGGATCTCATTCACTACGGGGCTCGCTTCGCCTATGTCGACCTGCTGTGTTGCTGTGCTGCTCAATGCTCTCTCCTGATTGTTGTGCTCATCTGCCTGAGACCGGGACTCGACCCATCTCGACAATGAGGCCGGCCACAGGCCAGCCTTCAGAACCTGCTCGCGCGTAAAGCGCCCGGCCTCCAGGCCGTACTCGCGGTGGGCCTCGCGCCCCCCACTCTCGAGCAGCCGGTACTTGTCATAGGCCACATGGCAGCCCTCAATGCCAGGACGGCTGCAGCAGAGCGGGAACCCCGTTCGGTCGTCCGTCTTCAGTCCCAGGCCCTTGCCGTAATTGAGATGGGCGTGCTGGCTGAATCCCTCAATGCCACACCACATGCATGGCAACTGCGCGACCAGACGGCGATAGGGTTCGCTCTCGATGGCCTTCTCCTTGCGCACTGCAATGCCCGTGGCGCCGGCGCCGGGAGCCATCACCACATTGGCAGGCACCATCTCGGCCGTGGCCCGGGCACTATCCAGCTGGCGCTGGGCGCGCTCCTGCAGCCGCTGCTCACGACTGCCAGCCTGGCCGAGCTCAAAGTGATGGCCCTCGTCCTGCTCATCACGGAGCCCTGCGCCAGCCCATGAGCCGCGAGACTTGAATCCCTTGCCCGGCTTTAGTGGGGTGCGGCGCATCAGCATATGACCTCCAGGAAGTCATGCACCTCCATACCCAAATCCAGCGCCAGCCCATGCTCGATGCGGGCGCCACGGGATCCGCGCCAGCCTGGCAGCATGTAGAGGCAGTCACAGACCGCGATCTGGCGCAGCGACATACGCATGTAGCCCTGCCAGGTTCCACAGGTCGGCTGAGGGTTCTCAGCAGGGTTCTCAACGTGGTGGCCCTGGGCACGCAGCACAGCAGCTGCAGCGTGAAAGGCTGGGTAGTTGAACTCGGGCAGGCCACTCATCGGCCCGGCGATGTAGATGCGCTTCACCACCATGCGCGCGCCCTATCCTCAACTGCCACCAGGCTGCCGTAGTCATCGACCACGCAGACCATGCTGCTGCCCACCTGCACGCGGTTGCAGCAGCGGTTCTCCATCCAGTGCTCGATCAGGTAGCGGCCATCACTCAGCCGCTCATAGGTCGGCCACACCAGCCGCGTGATGCGCGAAGCGCTGGGCGGCTTGCGCAGACCGGCCAGCGGCACGACCTTGCCAAAGAATGCGGGGTTCAGTGCCTGGGTCATTTGATCACCCGCACTTCCCGCCCCAGCAGAGCCTTCATCAGGTGGCGCTTGATCTTGAATTCAGGGGTCTCCACGCCCTTCACATCCTCGATCACCTCTGTGCCCTTCTCCAGGTACACGAAGTCTGCGATGTAGCGAATGGCAGGCCGGGCGCGCGCAGCGCCAGCAAACTTCACCGATGGAACCATCTCGAACACAACCTGGCGGCGCAGCTCACTGATGTGGCCGCCACGCTGCAGCATCAGCAGGTGGGACCATCGATTCAGCTCAGCCAAGCTATCGAACTTGGTGCCGTCCGCCGCCACAATCTTGTTATTACCGTACTTGGATCCCGGTGCCTTGGGAACCAGCTTCAGCGCGTGCCCTGTCAACCTCATCGGTTTGCTCATGCCACCCCTCCGGCTTGGTAAGCCAGCACTGCAGCGGCGGTCTTGCGCTTTTCCTGATTCAAACGGATCCGGTCTGCACGGGCCAAGACCTGGGCATGGGTGAAGCGGCCAGCCTTGCGGGCGAAGTGATCGCG